CCCGCCTCGGCAACCCTACCTAGCTCATCTTAAAGATGAAAGGAGAAAGCCAGCTAAATTACTAAGTCCTGGCGGAACCCGCGTTTTCAACGTGGCGCCGCTGGAACATGTGATCGCTTCACGACGGGTTTTGTTACCTTTTATGGATGCATTTCATGCTAGCCCCGTGGAATTGCATCACGCTATTGGAGTAGCACCCGATAGTGTAAAGTGGACAGATCTTATCATGTCATTGAGAGAGAAGAGCGATAGAGTGGTTCAGCTGGATTTCTCTAAGTATTCCGACAGTATGCCTTGGGACTTTGTACACTCTGCGTTTACCATCATTAAGCGATACTATGATTATTATGGAGTATTGAGTACAGATGTAGAGGTCATCCTCGACACCCTTGAGTTTGAGATTACTCGATCGATAGTGTGTATAGGACAATTTCTATATGAACTGCAAAATGGTGTTCTTCAAGGACATCCATTGACAAGCATCATAAACAGCATAGTAAACCTTCTTGAACAGACGTATGTTTGGATAAAGTTGACCAAAGAGACAGGAGCTAACTTCTTTAGCAAGTGTGGAATAGTCGTTATGGGAGACGATGTAGTAATAGCGGTTCCTTCAGAACTGTTATATAAGTACAACGGACAAGAGATTGCGAAGGAATTCGCAAAGATGAAGATCAAAGTGACTGATGAGAACAAAGATTCTGACAACATTGCAGTTTCGCAACCGATGTCCGCTTTTGTGTTCTTATCTCGCAGCTTAGGTGTGCACCCCTACAGGAACGTGTACTTGGCACCACCTGATATGGACTCGCTCTTTGATTGCGCCTTATGGATCCGAAGAAATGAGGGTCCTATGTTGGAAGCAACCACGGAGAATGTTGTTCAATCACTCATGTTGTGCTTTGGACATGGCCCCTGTATTTACGAGATGTATCGTGCCACGTTGGAGCATTTGTTGCCAGGGACGCAGTTTAGATCTTGGTTTGAGTTGGACCGTGTGTTCTACGAAAACGAAGAGCTTAATGACAGCGTTTTTGAAAATAGATCGTTCCGTCGTGGAATGAGACCTTGTGATTTGGAGGCACTTGAGAAGCGAAGGAGCAGACAATCTTCGTCTGGTGCAACGGGGGAGGTCCCGTACCGGTGCATGTGTAGATTCAACTGTGAGAAAGAGCTTATGGAAAGGATTAAGCAGGTTGAATTGAAAACAGGCGCTAGTAAGGAGGTCTTTTTGCCTTTTCTTTCACAGGAGGAGGCAGCCCGAAGCATGAATTTAGTATATAAGTCGGCTTGCATCCTGGAACTACCCTAGTGGTAGCCCTTGTGCCGGCGCCGTGAAGCTCTGGATGAACGTTATAAAGCGAAGCATGAGAGCCATTCGGCACTAGAAGTCGGTCGGTAATCCATATGAACCCGAACCGCATTTTAATTCTAGTTCAAAATTAG